GCCCGTCTTGTCGGCTGCTGAGCCGGCAGGGTTCTCGTCGCTGCCTTTGATCTGATCTTTCTTCGGGGCAGGTGCACGCTCTTCGTCTGCGTCGAGTTGTGCGACGATGCGCTCGGCGTATGCCTGTGCTCTGCGTGCGCTCGTCTTTGATGAACCGCCGCCCCACAGCAGCATCGCAACAAGACCCGGTGTTATCTCATCACCTTGCACTGCGTCGAGATCGACGATGTGACGAGCGATCCACGGTGCTATCTTGCGCCACTTCGCTTCGCTAAGGGCTTCGCCGTTCGCCATGCGTCGAGCATCAGCGACGGTCGCAGCGACGAGACCTTCACCCGATTCGCCTTGCTCGTGCAGTCGCAGACCACGCTCGGCTGACTCAGCCATGAAGTCAGGTGCGATCAGCGACGGCGCACGCTCTTCGTAATCCATAGCCGACTCGTCTGGCTCATCGGGTGTATCGACCTGACCGAGCGGCTCGACATCTTCGCTGAGCGACACGACGATCATTTGGTCGATCGCATCACGCTTCGTGCTGTGACAGCCGATCGTCGTGAACGAGCCGTCTGCTTCCTGTTTGACGGTAGCGAACTTTGCGCAGTCAGGCTGACTTTCTGAGATGCCGTAGGGCATGACTATCTCTCAGGCGGTATCGGGTCTGTGCCGAGCGTCGGCAGGTCGCCGCCTTGCAGACCGGCGACGGGTATGCCGCTGATGCCGATGATGAACTGGTCGCCGCCTTCGTATGGCTCACGGTTCTCTTGCTCTCGTGCTTCGTTCGGTGTCATCGTGCCTGTGCTTATTTGCATCTGCTGCGCCTTCACACGGGTGGTCAGGTCTGCTCGCTCGAACTCTGACGAGTCGAATCGCACACGCTGCGTGAGCGGCAGCATCGCACACAGGCTGTCTTCGATGCGCCGCATGAACGGCAGCAGGGTGTAGCGCACGAAGTTGATGCCTGCCTGTTCGACATTCTGATAGGTCTGCGAGTTGCCGCCTGAGCCGTTGATCATGTGCAACGGGATACGGTACGCCCGTGCGATGTCTCGCACGATCGCTTCACGGTGCTCGATCATCTGCGCATCTGCCGCAGAGACAGTGACCGACTTCCACCTGAGACCGCCCGTGAGCACCGCAGGCTTGCGGCGGCGAGTGTGGGCATCTGCCCATGTGTCACGCAGAATGCGTGCCTGCTCTTCGGTGATCGTCGCATCTGTTTCGAGCACGCTGCTCGGTGTCGCACCTTCGCCGTAGAACTGCGCCAAGAATCTATCCATAGCGATGCTCGTGCCGATCGTGTTGCGCAGTGCTTCGAGCGGTGAGATCGCACGCATCTGATTCGGCATCAGAATCCAGTGGATCGCTTTCAGTTCGTTTGACGAGTGCTCACGATCACCGATGACATAGAAAGCCGAGCCGTCATCGCTCATGTATTGCTTCTTGATCAGGTTCGGGTGAATGACACGCATCTCGTCTGGCAGTTCGCCGGCACGATGCGGTGCGTAGATGTAGGCGCAGCCGTGCAGTGCGAGCGAAAGCATCACCTGATGTATGAACTCGAACATCGTCTGCATCTGATTAGGTCGCATCAGCACGCTCGGTGTCGGCAGTCTTTCGAGTCTGCCTGCACGCACCGTGCTCAGTTCGAGCGGCATCGCCGCCACCGAGTCGGCCAGCAGACTCACCGCCGACATCACGGCGGTCGATGCAAACGCTGTCGTCTCGGTGACGATCTCACCTGAATAGTTCGGGAAGAACGGGCGTGCCGTGATCTGATAGGGGTCGATGCTCGTCGGCAGTGCACGCCGCTCGATGAGTCTGCGCAGCACGCTCACGAGTTAGCAGCCCCTGCGAGCACCAGCATGATGCCGGCGACGATGAATGCGGCAGGGATAGACAGCAGTGCCGCACCGATGACGAGCAAGATGATGCCGACCGCTTCGAGTGCAGTGCCGATCTGCGTGCGATTCAGTCCCATACCTGCACGATACTAGGCGCAACAGAGACGGTCTGTGTGCGTGATGTCGCCCGATCGAGTGCCATGACAAGAGAGATGCACGCATCTATCTTGCGTTTGCTCTTCCCTTTCGATAGTCGCCAGCCCTGATCGGTCATGCGTTGCGCCGCAGAGAGAACCTGATCGGTGTATGTCGGTGTGCCGTCATGCAGCACACGGCGGTTCACGATCATCTCGTATGCGTGACCGCACGCAGGAATCATGCGAGCCGCCGACTGTGGGAACTCGACCATTGGCAGACCGTCATCGGCGAGTGCTTCTGCGCTGCGCTGAAAGTAGGCAGGGTCATAGACGAACTCACGCACCTGATACTCGGTGTGCAGAGATCGCAGATGCTGCTCGACACCGGCGACATCGACACCTTCATCTCTCGGCTGCCAGATGCGTGCACGAGTCACGACCACATCGTCTTGCGGCTGTGCGATGACGACTGCGATGCTGTCGTGTTTGAGAGCCATGTCGATGCCGACCCACACGGGCAGATCGGGTGAGAGCGCACGCTCGTCTCGGCACTGTTCCCACGCACCGGCAGGCAGCCACGACTCTTGCGTGCGCACCCACTGATTCAGTCGCCACCGCCTGAACGCCGCTTCATCGGTCTGCTTCACTGCGGTGCGCATGTCGTCGATGTCGAGCAGCCGCTCACGCAGGTTCGGGTTGGCGACACGCCACTGCTTCTCGTCGCCGAGACCGCACTCGGCTGCCGCTTCCCACCACCAGCAGCCGAAGGTGGGGTCGTCGATCTCGCCGGCTGCGCACCGCTTGCCGTACTGGTACAGATGACCTGCCACCGTGTCTAGGTCATAGCCTGCGGTCGTGATCGAGACGACGAGCGGCTCGATGCGTGCACCTGAGCCGAGCGTCATCTGATCGTAGAGATCAGGTGTGCCCTGATTCCACAGTTCGTCGAACAGCACGAGCGACGGGTTGAGACCAGCCTGACCCTTGAACTCTGATGAGAGCACTCGCAGTATCGACCCGAAGCGTGGCATCTCGATCGCATCTCGATACACCCTGCACTCTTGCGAGAGCACGCCGCTCATCTGTATCTGCTGCTTCGCTTCACCGAAGATGATGCGAGCCTGCTGCCTGTCGCCTGCGACCACATACACTTCTGCGCCCGACTCGCCGGCGATCATGCCATAGACGGCGACCGCCGACAGCATCAGCGACTTGCCCTGCTTGCGTGGCAGACCGATGAGCGCACGCCGATAGCGCAGCCGCTGCGTCTCAGCGTCACGCTCGAACAGTGCACGCAGCAGCCACTTCTGCCATGCGGTGAACACGAGCGGCTCACCAGCCCTGAAACCTTTGAGCACGACGAAGTTCTGTCGTGCGAACTCGATGATCTCGTCGCCGTCAGTCAGCCGTGAGATGCGTGGCGTGTGGAACGCCGGCTGCCACCTACTCGCCGGCAGCAGCACGCTTCGCTTCGATGCGCTGTCTGATCTTGGCGAACTCATGCTGCTTGTGTTCCCCTATCCCTAGCGTGGCACGATCGGTCGGCGAGAAACCGATCTGCGAGAGCAGGCTAGTGATCTGCTTGTCGATCTCACGCAGAGCACGCCGCTCACGCCACGCACCCTGCTGAGTGAACACCGTCTGCCTGAGCATCGTGCGCTCGTCGGTCATCTCGCACGCCATGAGCACGATGTCACCGTCGAGAGCAGGTCGCAGCCACGCCGCACCCGATGACCAGATGCGATTCCACAGCGCAGTGCCGTGACCACCGAGCGGTCGATGCGGCGCAGGTATCTCGACAGCCAGAGACGGCAGAGCGATGATCTCAGCCTGACTCGGCAGCCGCCTGCCACCGAGATTACCGAGCCGCCGCTTCTGCTCAGCCGGCTTCGGTCGCCTGCCAGAGCCTTTACCGCCCATGCCCACACCCGTGCCCTGCTGCGTCGTGCTGCGTCATCGGGGGCACTCTCTCTCGTTTCGGCTCTCTCTCAGAAAGCATGATAATACGCTGCGGTGTGCGTCGAAG